GTAGCCGTGGCCGTAGCCGTAGCCGTAGCCGTTGCCGTCGCCGTCGCCGTAGCCGTTGCCGATTGAGCTGTGAGCTTCTTCCTTTAAAGTTTTGACTGCCATTTCTTCACCTCGCAATCAATAGTTAAAACCACAGTCATATAATCGAATTGAACCACGCCTTTGCACTTATCAAGTTTAGTCGTTGATGTCGGTCCACCTTCTGCGATTTCCCCTAATCCTTGTGTCGTTCCCCAAGTGCGAATTACCGAAGCATTGTGTAATTTGCATTGCGTATCGTTCCGTTCGAATCTACCTACTACAATCCACCCTCTCTGAAGCACGACAATTTTAATGTCGCTGTTGATTTCCTTTTCTACTACGCTGTCCTTTGGGACATAACTAACATTGTTAATAATAATTTCTTCTAATCTACTCTCCATTTGTTACTCCTTTCCGTTGGTTAATAAACTCTTTAATTTACTCCGGCTGGGATTGTGCAGGGTTTACTTCTATCATCAGAAGATTAACCTGCTTAGCTATTCGCTTCATAGCCCCTTGAGCTGATTTATTTCTTTAACATTTCTAAACAAGCGTTCATAAGATCAGCCTTCTTATCCAATACTTTTGCTATCACTTCGTCAATGCTATCCTTTGCCATTAATAGAAAATAGGTGCATTTATTCAATTGGCCACTGCGGTAAATCCGGTCATTGGCCTGCGAGTAATCCTCTTGGGAATAAGATAAAGAAAACCAAATGATGTAAGAGCAATTCTGTAAATTTAAACCGCGGCCGCCAGAAAGCGGATGTGCTAATAGAATGCGGAATTTTCCTTGCTGAAATCCGAGTATTGTTTCTTCCTTTTCTTTTTGCGGCATATCACCATATAAAGTTCCGCATTGATCCTTAAATTCTTCTTTGAGCCGGTGAATCTCCCAATGGAATTGACACCAAACAATGACTTGTTTATCTTCCGGTACTTCTTCAAGAAGATCCTTGAGTGCGTTAATTTTAGTGGTAGAAATAAGCACAGGAAGTCCTTGTGTGGTTATTGTGAACCCGGCCGTAATTTGTCTTAGTTTCATGATTTTAGCCAACTCATTTGCGCCTAAGCTGACATGGCCTTCGAATTCCAATATGTTCTCTTTTTTCATCATATCGTAGGCATTCTGCTGTGCTTGATCCATGTAAATATACCTAGTTTCAAATACACGATCCGGAAGATCCAAGCAATCGGCCTTACGTATGCTGAATGCTTGCCGGCTTACTTTATCCATAATCGCTTCTTTGGCGCCTTGGTTTGGTTTATAAAGATAACCGCCGTAACCGCAAGCATGGAAATGCGTATTTCGGAAGCGGTAAAAATTCTCACCTAAAAGATCAGAATTAATGAAGCACATCTGAGCCCAGTATTCGAGAAGGTTGTTAGGCGCCGGCGTTCCAGTTAAGCATAATTTATATTTAAATTTATCCTTGTATTCGAGCAATTCTTTAGTGATTTGGCTCTTTGGATTCTTGAGTTTTGAGCTCTCATCAATGATTAAGCATTGAACTTTTTTCTCAATAGGTATTTTTGACTTCTTGGAAAGTATCTTAAACTGTTCATAATTAATAAGATAAACATCGAAGTTCTCATCAAAATCTTTAAGGTTTTGCCATAGTATTGTGGCTCTTAGCTTCGACCACTTATCGATTTCTCGCTTCCATACAGATTCGATTGTTGACAATGGCGCTACTACCATTGCCGGAACTTTCCAATACTCCATAAGTTTAATGGCCACCAAAGTCTTGCCTGTTCCGGTTTCCATAAACAAAGCATAGGAATCAAATAATGCCGCGAGTTGGATTGCCTTACTTTGATGAGCATAACATTGTCTTAAATCTATCCCGGGAAGTGGATTGTATGCGGTAGCATTAATGATATCTGGTGTAACAAATTTAGCATTATTTTTAATATCATTTGCCACATTAATTAAAGAATGAAGACGTTGGCGTTCTAATCTTAAAAGTTTATATATGGATTCTGTTTCCGGTGAAAATTCACAGCGCAGTTCCTCAATAATATCTACTAGTTTCTTTACAGGGAATTTCCATGTTGAAGTTGCTTTATCAAACTTAAAATCCCCTATTGCTTTTACCAGTTCTTTTTCTTCATACAGGCATTTAACGATTGCCAAATCTTTTTCTACCCATACTTCCATAGTTAACTCCTTAATTTCCAACCGCGCCGTACCTGGCCACCGGTTAATATACATACGGTTTTGGATTGCTTTATTAACCACATATCACTTGCGTACTTGCGGATCACTTTCCACAGACCTCCACAAGGAGAAATGAGTTTTATATTCAATTTAATATCGCTAAATTTCATAATATTTAACCAAATATTTTATCAATAATACTGCAAAGATACGGTGCGCTGATTTTAAATTCAGTGTCTTCTTCTTGGCGTTTCTTGCAGTATTCTATTACTTGGAAGAAATATGCTGCGTCTACCCCGGTTAACTGTTCCTCAAGAATATTGATGTCCTCAAGGTTTAGTTTACTAATTTGAAAGCACATTTTCAGTAATTGCCCGGCATTAATATGCCAACCTTGTTTTAGAAACTTTCTTGTCCGGATTATTGAACATATAGGATAAAGAGATCCTTGATAAACTAATGTCTTAGACAATATGCTTTCTAAAGCATTCGGCTGTAAAACTAAATGCCTATCCGCAGATGTCCAATAGTTCGTGCAATGAGTAAAATCGTAATTCTTATGTATTTCTTCCGCAGGCCCATAGAAACGTATAACTAATTGGATCTTGTTTGCTAATGTTATTGCATTAGAGGACATATATACTACTCGATACTTTTCTTTTTCCTCTTTAAGCAATGGATCAATAGGAGTTTCATCTGCTTCACTTATTACTTTTTCAGCAAAATCCTCTGCTGTTTCATCAGGTAAAGATTCAAAGAAACCATAATCGCTTGTATCTTTTTCCGAAGCTACACCGGCCGAAGGAACATGTATTTTTATTCTCCCATGGTCATCTTCTTTAACTATTGGTTTAGTTAAATTAGTAGAAGTTTTATAAATCTTATCTTTATGTTCTCCGTTAAATTTATTTACGAAATATTCGGCTACTGCTTTACATGTTTCTTTATCGGTAAAGTAGTAATCAAAATCTTTGACCTGTTCATTTAATAATAAAGATACAATTGATCCACCTGTAATAATAGAATTTTTTTCTATCATTTCTCGGATTGATTCATCTTTTATTGATTTTAAGAAATCAATATGTTTTCCTGTCAATATATTATTGATGGTTTTTCGGTTCATCATACCCTCCGTTTTTCATAGTAAAAAAGAAGCAAGTCCCCAGACAGAATAATCCGAGAGAATTAGTTAACAGGCAGGGAAGTATCCATGCGCCGTTCTCTATCCGAGGACTGCTTTTTATTAACCGTTATACCGATATGTGTGATTGACATTTTTCTTAACTAATTCTCTCATTAGCGACGATAATTGAATATAACACATCCCTAATTTTTGTCAATAGGCAATGTTCTACCGCATACCGAATGTAACGGTTTGCTACTTTATATTATCGATTATAGCCGGGTTTTCCATAGCACGTCTAATCAATGCCCGGATTAATGCTGATCTCGATGCTTTGGATTCTACTTTCTTATCGATCTTGCGGTCAAGGAATCTGACCTCCGGTTCTTCAAACATTACTACGGTTTGTATCTTACGTTCGAATTTCTTTACCATAATAAATCACCTCCAGTTAATCGCCCGGTAAATGTTGCGTAGGCGGATTGTATTTAATCTTATTCTTTTCTAATTCGGCCATAAATGCATCTGCGAACTTCCGCATAATGTATTCATTGTTAAAAGGGCCGTGAACATGAACTGATCCCTGAACGCTCATTGTCATTATCAAATGCTCTACATCAGTATCGAATTCTTTAATATCATTTTTATTTCCGCAATTTTTAAACGGACATTTCATTTTTTATCCTTTCTGTTGAGCGGCTTTATCCGCTAAGTATACAAGTTGCCTAGGCACCCACTGTATATGGATATTCTTTACACCTTTCATATACCTTTGGAATTCTGCGTAAAGCGGCTTAATATTTTCATGTTTTACTTTGTATTCTCCGGTGGCCTGTTTTACTACTACTTGGGAATCGCTGAATATAAACACTTCTTGTTTATAATAAAGATTTGAAACATCTTCATTTTGGTTATTAGTAGCGAACATCCATTTCAGCGCAGATAACAATGCTTCCCATTCCGCTTCCATATTGGTTTTGATGCCTGGAAGTACTTCGTGCCAATGGCGAGTTGGTTTTATTATTTTCGGATTATCCCCTCTCTCCCAAACGACAACCCCGATTGTTGCGGGTCCGGGGTTGCCTTTGGAAGCGCCATCACACAATATTACAATCATTAAACCTCCTTTATTTTAAGCAATTTACCCTTTTTCGATTTTAAGAACTTTTTAATGTCATTTTCAGTCATAGGAATAAGTGGTTCTTTAGATCCTTTAGGATAAATTTTCCCATTACGAACTTCTACTGGTGTTGTTTCTATCATTTCAATATCTCCTTAGGCACTTTTCCTTTACACCCGGAAGCAAGCATGATTTTAATTATCTCATCCTTCTTGCCTTTCCATACTAAACTTCCTACCTTAAGTTTTAATTCATTACCTAATTTCATTAACCCGGCCTTAGAGAATTTCTCTAAGTATTCTTGGGTAATCACAAACTGCTTACCGATATTTAAACCGGCCTCCGCGCCGAATGCCTCGAGTTCTTCTGTTGAGTAATCCTGCAGATGGCCGAGAACTAATGCTTTGATTAATTCCTGCGCTTTAGCATTGGTTAATTCGGATAATCGTTTGTAATCCCGGCATTGCCAGTTTGCTTGTTTCTTTAAACCTAGCAATTCTGAAATGGTTTCAGCATTGCCTTTTTCTAATTGGAATAACAGATGCACAAGCAGGCGGCTTGCTTGGACTTCTTTCAAAGAATCCTTTAAATTCTTCATATAGAATTCTCTTTTTGTCAAATCAACCCGGCTTTCTTTTTTCTTTAATTCAAATTCAATGGATGCATCTTTTTCTGGATCTCCGGTTTTCGGTAATGATGTAGCTTTTCGCTCACTTGCTTTTGCCCTGCGTAATGATTTGTTAAAACATGCTTCGTTCATACATACCATTTTAATCACACCGAACGGATTGATTAGTGCCGCGAAGGTCTTGCATGTTTTACTACATTCAGTTTCAAATTGCGTTTTATCAAAACCTTCGGCATTATAACCGCCGAAGTCCTTGCATTCCTCTAATGCTTTATATTCTTTCGATCCGTATTTCGGTTCTTCTTTCATTATTACAACCTGAATTCCTTTTTTCTTGAATTCTGCTTCTTTTAATTTCTGGAATTCAGCAACTTTTTTGAAGAAACAATCAAGGTTCAAGCATTGTCCGTTAAGGTCATTGTCCTTATCAAACATATCCTTCATTGTCGAGCCGTTAAACGTGCAGGTTTTGCATTGTGTCTTATCAAAAGCGGCATTATTTATATTCTTGCAATACCTTTCCAATTCGGATTCTGCTTGGCGCGGTGAAAGTTTCTCACGTTTGATTTGCGTTGCCAATGCTTTCTGCAATTTAGCATCATGCAACCTAGAAATAACAACACCATGATCTTCGCTTAGTTCCCGGTTCTTTACCAATTCTTTTATTTCAGCGCATAGGTTAAGCAATGATAATATGCGTTTGATATGGTATTCAGATTTTCCGGTGATTACTTTAAGATCGCTTGCTTTGTATTCCTCTCCCAGATCCTTATATGCCAATGCTTCATCGATTGGATTAATATCGGACCTCTGCAAGTTTTCTATCAACTGGATCTCCACCCGGTCATCTTCGGTAACGTCTTTAACCATTACCGGTATTTCTTTTAATTCTGCGTACTTGGCCGCGTTAAACCTGCGGTAGCCGGCAATCAAATCAAACTTCTCGCCGTTCTTTCTTACCAATAAAGGTTGTAGAATTCCGTTCTCCTTGACTGAGGCAATTAAGCTGGCCAGTGATTCTTTGGTAATATCTTTTCTGATGTTATCTCCAGGTATCACCTGATCAATTTTCAATACTGTTAACTGCATTTTAAACCTCCTTATGATACTGTTATTTTTATCTTCTCTGGTTTCTCCGTAAAGTATTTCTTGTTAACGTAGACTTGTTCGGGATAAAACTTAACATTAGGTTTATCCGCTTTATTCATATTGTCTTGCGTAAAAACATAATGGTTCGTAGTATCTTTTAAATAAGTAAACTCAATCTCAACAATCTGTTTTGACATTTCGCCTCCTTTCTTTTTTAAGACAATCATCTCTTTCTTTTATTTTCTTTCGATGTTCTCTAAATACAAATAATATCACTATAAAAATAATTGATATTACTATACACCAAAAACGTTCTACGATGTCTGCGACATTTTTAACCATAATCACCTCTTAAACAAGAGTCAAATAAGTATGCACCCTTGCTTTCTGTTTACTGAAACTAAAATGCTTAAGCGCTTCTAATATAACATCAGCACTTATTCGATATTCATTTCCATCTTTAGATATTAACTTTATGCAGTTATGGTCATACATAGTTCCGAGAGTCCGGGCCGACTGCAGTTCTTTACCTGACAACATTTTATCACCTCCTTTACTTTTTTGTTATCAGCCTTTTTAAATTATTAATAACTTCTTCCCTAATATCAAATGCATCATCTAACTTCGGAGATAACTCAATGCAGTCAATAGTCATCTTCGATAAATACTTCTTAGATAATTTTTCGACAATGCTCTGTCGCGGCGTTGCCATATCTATCACCTCCTTTATATATCTTTACTTTCACATATCCATATAGGAACGAGGATATGCAGGTTTCCATAAATATCGAGTGTCATAATTATTCTTGATTTAGGCAACCAAACTTCTTGGTCATCTATTACTACCTTAATGCCAAGCAATGTTGAATTCTTTACATCGATCGGTTTGATTTCAAAGTGTCTCATGTTACCTCCATTCTCGGCTGTATATCTCTCGATATCCGACATTGCCATAAACTTCCGAATAATGTTTAAACCAATGCAAATGAGTCAATGCCGCTTCACAATAAGTTTTGTAAGGCCCGACATCTTTTAATGCCTTGGCATTCTCATACTCGAACATCCCATGCCCGGAGATCGTTTCGGCTACTTGTTGCGCCGTTTGCTTCCAGGATAAACCGGTAATGGTTAAGTAATATCCTTTATGCAATGCTTCGATCTCTAAGTGGTGGGTATTCAAAAGGTAATTCAAAGTTCTAAGTATTGCAGATAAGTATTTCTCGCTGTTATCTCGCATCTCATCTGTTTCTGCTTCATCTGCTTTCTGCTCTGCCTCTTGATCCGTAAAGCCATCTTCGATTGCCTGTTTCCGGGCGTCCTCCCTTAATTCAGCTAAATATTCCCAGTTGTATTCTTCAAAGTCTTCGATGTCCGGCAGGTCTAAATCCATTACATTGATAAGCATATCAAGAGTATCGAAGTTCTTTTCACCTAAGTAAAAAGATTTTTTCCGGTCAGAGAATTTAAGTTTGCCGAATTGTTCGCAGGCCGACTTGTAATTCCTTGCATCTTGAATTTTCTTTCTTAATTCATGAGGCTTAAAAGAACGCTCATGATTATAAAGATAAATCTCTATCCAACCGCGCTGAGTTCCGCATCCGTGCTTTAATTCTTTTACAGAAGTATGCAGTTCTGGGATCTCTTTACCAACCGGAAATTCTTTTTCCACTTCTTTAAAATAAACCTCATGCCGGTCCTGGACTGCTTGCACTTCTATATCTCTGATACGTTCTTTGATCTTTAAGTATGCATCTCTGTTTCCGTTGACGCGATTTGATTCTGCTTCGTCCTCTAAATATTGAATCGATACTTTATTTTCCTTTGACATATTACCTCCCCCCTTATTTTTGTTTGCTTATGCATTTATTACATTTAAACGCATAAGAACTTTCATCTGGTTTCTTAACTTCGCCATCTAAAATATTAACTACTGATCCACAATTACCGCACCACCTTTTATAGTTGTAACGACTTAAAAAGCTATCGATACTTTTTTTGACATCTGCGATAATATCTTCAAGCTGGTATGATTGTTCTTCATCCCAAATATGGTTATAATCACAACCGATTTTTAAAGTAAAATAACCTAAAGAGGGATCCTTATCTTTATGGTAAAAAGTGCAACCACAATGAAGGTTGATGTCAGGAATTTTGCTATATTCATAATGCTTTCTTTTTTTACCGCCTAATTCCCAAGTTTTAATAGGAGCATTGAATAGTTCAAACTGTTCAGGTTCCATTCTGTTTCTATGCAACAAAATATAATAAGTCCACCACTGACCATAAGTTCTTTCGATATGGTTTATTTCCCAGTCAACACCCCTGAATGTTCCCCGATAAACTATTATTTTTTCCATTCTGCCTCCTTAAATATTGTCCGGGTGATCCGGATGTAAGTCTTTGAATGTATATTTATCTTCTTCGTATTCTTCAATAGGCCACTCAAACTCAATCTCAAATGGCTTATTCTGCGGAAGTTTAGCAATTAACGCGCGTTTAAATTCTTGGTATTGCGCTACCGCAATTCCTTTGTCGCAAATTTTAAGCAATACTGCTAATGCTAACTGTGCCGAGCCTGAACCTGAATAACCAACATTGAAGCCGTCGGGGCTGTGGTTGTAAATTCCCTGACTTTGTTTTGGTGAAAGATATTCACCATCGAGATAAACTATGCCACCACCTGAAGATGTTTTTTCTCCGGTGCTTTTTAATATATGTTTCATTTTTTTACCTCCTTGTTGAACGGACTTATTGTAACCCTGTACATTCTTCGGCATATTTTACAGAAGAAAAAAATACTTCCGTATTTATTTTTTTTACTTTCCGGAATATGTTTTCCGCAATCACAAATTATTTCCATTACTTACCTCCTTTGCTTAATAATCTCCGCAATGCATTCAACTCGCATTTAGTAAGCAGCCATTCCTGACTATTATTAGTTGCAATATCTCCTTCGATAATTTCCCATGCTTCCTCTGAATCTTTTGCTATAATAGTTTCAATAGCAAATTGCTTATTCGGTTTAGCAGACATAAAGTCGCGCTGTAACACATAAAACTTAGCCATTTTTAAAACCTCCTTTCATAATTATAGATTATTGTTTTACCTGACTTCTTTAAAGTTTCAATCAGGATATCGCAATTACCTTCATGCGCTTCCGCGAATGGGCGATTAGCAAAACCTAAAACAATTTCAATACCACATACCGGACACTTCCAGAGATCGGCTTCCCACATTTTATAAATCTTCTTGTTGTCCATATACATTTCTGCAACAATAACTCCGTTTTTCTCTGGAATCAATTCTACTTGGCAACTCTTACATACAGACTTCGGCATATTTACCTCCTTTCATCTCTCATCAGTTATTGTTTAACAATAATACTGGCCTTGCGGCCAGTTTCGAGATTATTTTACAATATCATTTTCATCTATTTCTATTGAAGGGTCGTAAGGCTTTTTATCAAGCGGTTGAGCTCGATAATGAAAACCTTTGACATCTTCAGTAATAGAAATAATTTTCATTTTAACACTTAACATATCTCCTACTTTTAACTTTTCCATTTAGTCCTCCTCTCTATTTAATTTTTATTAATTCCCAACAACCATAATCTAACAACCACTCCAACTTTTTTTGTATAGTGTTAATCTTCCAGAATTTAAAATACTTTTTAATGCTTAATTCATTATCTTTATTATCCGTTCCAGTAAAGTCTTGGTCATGGAAATTAATTAGATCTTCAACTATCGCCTTTTTTGATTTATAAATCATTTTTTCCCTCATCCCGGCGCCTTGTAAATCTTTTAACTTATACATAATTAACCTCCTTTCAAAAATATAATTTCTGACACTAACCTCATCAGAGCAGAATATATCTGCTGACGCCCGTAGATCTCGAGCTCCGGGCGTTTCGGTTTAAATACTTAAGACTTCATCAACTGCTTCGATCTTAATATTCGCGGCTTCTAATACTTGCTTCATTGCTTCGGTAAAACAAGAAGCCTCAATTATTGTTTCCGATGTTTCAACTCCGTTTGACATATCACAAACCCTGTATTTACTCATTTATCCACCTCTATCTCCAAAATATTCGCCTGAAAGATCTTTCTCCACTTTACCTTTAACTATTAAAAGCATTCCGTTATAACCGGCTCCTTGCTCGAAATAGCGTAAATCGAATTCAAGTAGCGGGAACATCTTACCCATCTTTTTGATTACCGGAATAGCCGGACTCCAAGCAGTGTTGAAATTGTAAAACAGTTCTGAATATTTATCGTCTTTTCCTTGTTGATAATTCTCTTCTACTAACTCGACATTATAAAAGCCCCACTTAGTTCCCCAGTTATCGCAACACCAAGAATAACCGCCTTGATTATATCCGTCTTTCATTCTTGGATATTTTTTATTGGCTTCCTGCCAAGCATCTGTTCTTGATTTTCCTTGCTTCTCAAGTTTATCAGCAAGATCTTCTTGCAACTTGTTATTTCTATGTGCTATTTCATCTTGTTTCTTATATTTTTCCGGATAAGGGATAAACTTATCCGCAGATAATAATTCTTTATCGTCCTTAGCGAATTCCTTAAAGCGCTTCAATTCTTTTGAAGGCCCTGTAATTCTTAAATCATTGTCGCAGTGGTTAGGCATTATATTTTCTCCTTTTTAACAATGCTTGATATAATTCTGCAATTAAACTTGGCTTCTGCTTTAAATCTGGATAATCTCCACGAAATGCTAATACCGCTAACCAATAATTATGGATAGGGTATTTTAATTTTAGAGATAAAGCGTGAAAACAAGAATTACAAGGAAAACCAAGATGCTGAAGGCAACAACCTTTACTTGCTTTAAATAATTCTTTCTGCAACATCTTTTTTGTTATTGTATTTGAACCTTTGTCTTTCATTTCCAGATAACCTCCTTTCATTGAAATAATTATGCTTGCATTGCCGGACTATTGAACTCGGATAGCCACAATTAAGCAAATGCATTTGGACTTCATTTAATTTTTCCATTTATTGCCTCTCTTAATGCTGTTGTCATTGTCTTTATTCTAGTTCCGGACATATCTCTACCTGTAATAACACCTACTGATCTCCAGCCTAAAGATAACAGCATACTTTCTTTCGCTGAAATTGACTTCTGTATCTGTGATGTTGAATAGCAAACATCTCCGTTCTTTTCAAATAATGTTATTCTCATCTTTTCCTTTCAATGCGTTAATGCTTGCACTATCTCCGCGGCCTGGCTTTCTTCAATCTCATACACCTGGCACATATCAGATATGGTTGAAGACATTAAAGTGTAATCAGCCATATTTGAAGCGTGAAAGTGTGCGTAGCCGAAATAACTGTCTTGACCGGAAATAATATCTTTTATTATCTTTTCTACTTTTGTGTTATCTTTTAGCTTTATTCCACATGGAACTGCATAACCATTAATAGCCATCTCTACTCCTTTTTTGGAAATCCCATTGCATCAAGCACTTTATCTTCCACAAATGTAATTCTCTTTTTGAGAATGTGTTCCAGTAAATCTGCGTTCAATGGCATTCGTCTTACAGCTTCTTCTTTTACAACAAACCAGCGGCCTGTGCGAAAAGGATTATCGCTTTGCGGCTCACCATCGCGGATCGAGATAAAGATAATCCCTTGATTCATATAACCTTTACATTTGTCGCAAGGCTCTTTATCGTAGCAGGCTTCTTTCGGTAAAGAGTTCTTTAACCTGCGGTCAAGAATTAAATCCTTAACCTCTCCGCAGAAAAAACAAGTTCTCATTCCTACATAACTTTTATCTTCAACCATATTACACCTCCTAAACTTCGATTATTTTTTCTTTATCTTTATCTCTAAAGAAGTGAAAACAAGAAAAATCATAATAAAACCCAAGCATAACAGATACCTCTCCATCAAATATTGCTTGATTTATTATATCTTCGGTAGTTTTTATCTTTAGTAAAAAATCTGTTCCTACAATTTTACAAAAGATAAAGTGTTCATCTGTTGTTGAAGTTACTCTTACTCTTGTTAATCCTAAAAATCCACAGTGTTGAATAGATGCAGTAACTTTTGGTTCAGTAGAAACTCTAACCACTTTTGCTGAAAAATATTCTTTTTCCATATTAACCTCCTTTCAGTAATATAATTAAACTCATCAGTGCTTTCGCAGACAGCGGAAATAACAGAACTTGTTATTTCAAGATTTAATCTTCTCACTGAGAATATCTAATATCTTCTTCTGGGAAGAAGTTATCTCCGCTGTTTCGTTTAATCTTTGTAACTTTCAGGGAATAATAATACTAAAAGATCTTCGGGCATTGTTTCCTTTCTGCTGTAACCATTAAAGGTTTAGCGATTTATCTCTTGATTGATAATGGACAATTCTTGCAGTTCCAGTTTGAACAGTTCCTGCATATCTCGAAGCCTTTAAACCATCTGATTAATCTTCTCATTTTTCACCTCCTTCCAATATAATTCCTGTTATGTTCGCAGCGTCTTTTGCTTTGTAAGTAGAATTTCGAATGTGAAGCGTATCTGTTTCAACATCTTTTAACTGTAACTGGATTAGAGCTTTCTCTACTTCCATATACTCTAATTCTCTTGAATCATATTGCTCTTTTAATTTTTCAATCCAGTCTTTTAATTTCATTACTCGCCTTTCTCGATCAAATTTCTAAAAGCCTTTTCATTGAACGAAGGAGCATCTGCCTTAAATTCCTGGCAGAGATAATCAGTAACATTATCTATTGTAGCCTCTTCTAACTTTCCTTCCGCTAACTGTTTTGCTTTTCTTAACGCTCTTGCTGTTAATTTGTAAAATCTAAGATGCATTTGTTAATTCTCCTTTCGATTTTACTACTCCCCAAGATTTCGGGTCGTCCGCTATTCCGCACCAACAAACATTCTCTATTGGAGAGTTAGTATCAGTGCAAAGTATCTCTCCGGTAATATAACTCTTTACCAGGAACTCGCATTTCGATTTGATGCATTTTTTCATATCCATCTTTTATCTCCTGAAGATAGTAATGTAAAGTGCTACTTTCTTTGCCAATGCAATCGGTAAGTCTTGCATACAGCCTTGAGGCCTCGGGCCTCTTCCGCGAGCAACTATCTCGATCCGGTGGCGAAGCATTGTGCGAACGACAAAGCGTAAAACAAATTTCACCGCAGATAACAGGAACTTCGGGTAAGTGCCGATATTCCTGCGATGACAAAAAGCGAAAGCGCTGTCATACTTATAAACATAAGGCTTTTGCATAGAGTCATTCGTCTTTTCTTGCGGTAAGTCTTGACTAATTGCTAATGTTTGGTTTTCCATATTTACCTCCTTTCTATGTATGTTTTTTGTTTTATAAAAAAGATACATCATTCATTTTTTAAAGGTTGTTATACTTTATTAAATATTTTCTTGTTATTTCTGGTAATTTTTTATTTTTTACCAAAGTGTTAATGCCTGAATTATAACAAATAAGGATATTCCGCTGCGTTACCGGAATTTTAAAGTGCCGGAGTAATTGCGGAATACGAATTTCAAAATACCATTGCGCTATTTGTGTGTTTATTGTGGCATTAAATAGCTGAAGTCGTGAATATTTAATGGAATGAAAATTATTGTAATCTTTTAATAAAACTGGAGTAATTTGATAAAGGCCGATATCTCCGCCTTTACCGATTGCTAAAGGATTTCCGGAGCTTTCGATCTTTGCAATCTTTTGCATATCTATTCTACTGCCAGCATAAGCAGTAGAGTGAAAGATAAGCAGAAAGACTGCGGTTAAATAACAACGCTTTGCTCTATTCATAAATCTCCTGTGGATAACCTGTTAATAATCTGTGTATAAAGCTGTTAATAACCATTCTAAGCTGTGATGTTGGAATGCTTTAGGAAGGAGATGAGGACTTGCCGCCCTCCCACGACCTTTTAATCATAAAATACTCCATAAAAACTGCTCCTATTATATATATATTATATATAATATAATAATAAATATATAATATACTATATAGCAGGAGGTTTTCTTGAAGCATTAAAGCGCTTCCTGCGCTCCCAAAACATTGTGCTTAAAAAATAACTAAGCAATCAGGACTCTAAAAACTTGCCTGTGGACAACCTGTTAATATCTTTTGAATTGTTAATATCCTGTTAATATCTCTTATGTTTACTTTTTTAAACATTTAAAGCAAAAAAACTGCCGGAACGAATTCCGGCATAAATTTATTTTGACAATTTAAAGAATTGCAATTTTTATTTGCTGTTGTGTTGCTTTGGTTTATTCTGCTTTATGTGCGGAAAGTAATTGCGATGCTTTATATACAATGTTATCAGCAACGCGATTTTCCCCATTGATTCCTTGCTTCTTTAATTCTGCTTTGAAATTATGTTGCCAATCGGTTTTGGAAATATCAATTCTGATTTCCGTAATTCCTTCACGATTGAAAAGTAAAATATTCTTTTCAATTCTGAATTGATTTTTTACTTTCGGCAAAGAATGATTTTGCTTGTAATTCACAAAATCAAGAATATCTTTTGCGAATTGCTTTTCTGCTTTCAATGCTTTTATTCCTTCCTTGAAAGTATTCTTTAATGCTAATGCTTTTTGCTTTACATTTTCCAATATCTTTTCTGCTTCAGCAATTTGTTTTTGCTTTTCTGCTTCCGGCATATTGTCAATATATTCGGTAGCAATAGCATTTTTTTGTTGCTTTAATTCTGCTTTGATTTTTGCTTCCTGTTCTTTTAATGCTTTTGCTTTTTTAAGCATTTCAGCAATGTTTAATTGTGCCATTTTTACATTCCTTTTCTGCAAATGTAAAATTGCAATTCTTTAAATTGTCAAAGAGCTTTTTGCTATTTATTCTTTACAGAATTTATAGCAAACAAAAAACAAAATTAGAATTCCTGCATACATACTAATTAAATAGAATGCTATTTTTATATTTTCCATACTTCTATTATACCATATGTATGTATGTGTCAAGTATTTTTTTGTTTATTTTTATGATGAAATATGTAATTGAATATGCGAAAAACTGCCGGGGGAAAAGTTAGAAAAAAAGTTTTCCGGAGTCCGTACCCTCCCTCGCAAATTGAGCATAGAACTTATGAATCCCGGGATCACATATTAAAGTTAATGCCGCATTTCTTTAATAACATCATTCCTTATTAAAGTTTCTTGATCCATGCTATTCCTTATTCCCAACCATACTTATTCTCAATTTTCAGATTCCCATAAATTTTTTTATATCTAATTTTTAATTTCGGCCCTTAACAATGGTAAGTATAAATTCAGAGGTAAAAAGATTTATCTTGACAAGAGTTCCATATTGTGTTAAATTCCTAATAGTTAAATTTAATAGTCGTTTCCACTTAAGGAAAATTAAATGTTTAAAAAGGAACAGCAAGTTAGAACTATTTTAGCCAGGTCAGAAAACGACTTGGCTTTTTTGTTTACTGCGGGCCGGCAGGACTGAGGAGATTGATAATGGTTAAACAAAGTGCGGTTGAAACACACGTACAGACACTGGAAGAGATTAGGGATATGTTATTAAGGGAAACTCCGCAGCAAGGTGAGAGCGCGGACAAGAGGTCTGGCTTTGTCAATGGGGTGCTGGATATGTATAACTTGATGAAGAACAGGCAGGATAAACTCTTGGAAATGAAATGGGGAGGGGATATGAACGTAATCGTTCCGTTGAATAAGAAAGTTGTGGTTATGCCTGAGGAGAAGGAAAAGGTTTCGGCTGGCGGTATAGTGATCCCGGAAACCGCCAACCAGAAGGCGCCTACTAAAGGAACTGTAATTGCCATAGCAGATGATAGCGATTTGAAACTTAAGATATCTCCGGGAGATATTATTCTCTTTTCTAAGTACGCAGGCGCGGATGTGGTAATCCCGGGCGCCAAGGTAGGTGAGAAGTCGCAGACTATATTAATAATTAAGGATGAGGACATCTTGGCGGTGATTGAACACCGCGATAACAAAAAATAGGAGGTTACAATGATTGAGATTAAAGGGACAGAATTACAGCAAATAACCGGCGCATTAGGAAAGATAATCAATAAACCTATCCAATTTAAACTTGCATACAGGTTGACCAAGTTTGCAAACAAGTTGCAATCGGTATTTAAGGATATTGAGAAACAACGGGTTACTTTGGTAGAGAAATACGGGGTTGAGGATAAGGAGAAGAAAACGTTCAGCGTCCCAAAAGAGAAGTTAGAAGAATTTCATAAGGAGTTTGATTTAGTATTGGAAAAAGATATATCTTTGGATATTGAACCGATACCGCAAGAATTGCTTATATCTGCCGGAATAGAAATATCAGCAGCAGAACTGGCATCGATTGAACAGTTTATTGAAAAGGAGAAATAATGGATCAATTAATATTAAAAGAACCGATATTTATTATGGCCAGAAAAGAATACGCCACCGGCGAAGTTACTTATGAAGGAACTATAATAGATAATAAAGAACTCAACATGCAAGTAATATTAACATTTAAGAACAAGGATGATGAAAATAAGAACTTTTTAAAGCTATCAAAAAGTTATGATATTGCGTTTATACCAATTGAGAAAGGATAAAATGGAAAATGCTAAACTTGATAAACTCAAAGAAGAATTAAAACAAAAACAGGTTGCTGCTGTAAAAACAATAGTCCGTGAGACTTTCAGGCGCATAGACGAATTAGAGAAGCAGAAGAATGATGTCCAGAATAAAATTAAGATTCTTAAACATGATCTGTTTGATTTAAAAGATGGCCGGTTGGATAGGATTCTTGAACGTCAGACCATGGATCCTACAATCGGGCAATTAAGTATATGCATTGTAGAGAAAAATGGAAAGGATGCTTCAAGTTCACCTTGGTATATCCCGTATAAAGTTTCTTTTCTCAATCCGCCACCTGATGAGGGCGGTATTGTTACAGTTGAATTGAATAACTCCATAGTCAAGCTTAATGCTGCCGGAACATATCAAATTGATAATGAAATGAAATACTTATAGGAGGTACCCTATGATTAAATATGATGTGCAGTATCATTATAATCTTCTTCGAATTCAGACTGAACATGCTAAAGAAATAAATGAGATCCGATGGGAATTCGTCAAGAAACATATTCCATTAATTGGTGGTTATCAAAGATTTAATAAATTTGAATCCGTAAATGTGCTAGATTACGGATGCGGCGTAGGTTGGTTTGCAGCTTTTAGGCCAGGCAGTGTTTATGCTGATAACATGGACACATTTGATATTTCTCCAGTTCCACAGACAGGTATTCGACATGATCACTATGTTCTACTTACTTTATGGGATGTTTTAGAACATATTCCTGATTTTACTGAGCTTGCGCCATTATTGAAGATTTCCGAATTTGTGGCCATAACTATACCGATTAAACCTGATAATATAGAATGGAGAAACTGGAAACACTTTAAACCCGGTGAACATCTTCATTATTATACTTTAGATATACTTCAGGCATTATTTGGAATGTATGGATTCAAATTAATCGAAGATGCTACTTCTGAATGCCCACCTAGGGTAGATATTCATTCCATAATATTCGAAAGGGTTAGTGATGGAAAAATTTAAAATAGAAAAATTAGAAGGAACGATAGCGTTTATAGAATCTTTTGAAATAGAACAGATCAATACTTCTGATTTTATTATATTCCGGGTTGAAGAAGGAGTTGCAATAGAAGAAGTAAAAAGAATAATCGCTGATTTAAAATTAAAAGGAATCGAAAAAACATTTCTTATACTTCCAAAACAAATCGAATACTGTGTATTCAAGAAAGCAAATAAATAATGGCTGAGAAAATAGTTTTAGTCAATGATTTAAGTCCCGGTGATATTCTAATTTCGTCAGTAGCAATCAGATCATTGCATAAAGCATATCCGGGCCGGTTTCTTACTGATGTCAGAAGCCCATGCAATGATATATTCGAAAATAATCCTTATGTTACAAAATTGCCAATCCCTGATCCGCTTGCAGCTAATCGTGCCATAGAGGAATTAAAAAAAGACGAAAATCATCCTCCGATTATGGTTGGCGATACTAAATATGTTATTTCTCACTATCCAGAGATACATCGATCAGGCATGACAGGCCTTTGTTTTGCTGATGGCCATCGCATGTTTCTTGAAAAACAGTTAGGAATTTCGATACCGCGCTGCGGTATGAAACCGGACATATTCTTTTCCCCGAAAGAATTAGCACTACCAAGAATGGTGGAAGGTAAATACTGGATTATTAATGCCGGGATCAAAAACGACTATACCCTGAAATGGTATAATCATCATCAAGAAGTGGTAAACCTCTTAAAAGACCGCATTACGTTCGTTCAGATAGGCCTTCTATCCCATAATCACCCGGCTTTGGACAATGTCATTGACCTTAGGGGCAAAACGAGCCTTAGACAGCTATTTCTGCTGTCAAACTACGCGGATGGAGCAATATGCTGTGTTTCACTCCAAATGGTCATCATGGCTGCCCTAAGCAAGCCCTGTGTGGTAATTTCAGGCGCCCGGGAAGGAGTTAGGTGGCAATTGAACCCGGATCATAGGTTTCTTTATACCAATGGCGCCATGAAATGCGCTACTTACGATGGTTGTTGGAAGTCTAAGAAAGAAGAATGCGTATTCAAATCAAAAGACAATGAACCGATGTGCTTAGAATTAATTAGGCCGGAAGATGTTGCCCGCGCGGTTGAGTTATATTATTTAGGCGGAAGGTTAACGTTTGAAAATAATAAACCAGAAATATTAGATATACCAAATTTAATGGGAAAATTCGGACAGGCAGCTGGTAAAAGATTTAATGAAATAGTTAAGGAGGCTAAAATGGATAATCAAAAAAAAGAAGGTCCGGCAATACTAGATTTGAATAATCAAACAGCGAATAAAAAACAGGTTGACGGTGGTTGCGGCTCAGAAGTAATTAAAATGGAAGAAATACCTGAATTCTACCGCGCTCCTCAAATCAATTCCGCTATTTTTAATACATTACGCATATTAAAGAAATTATCTCCTACCGATACTTATTTAGAAGCATATCTTGGCCATTATGCCAAGCGACAGGAAAAATTCATGGACACATATCATTTCATGTGGTTTTTGGGTTCAGTAGTAAAGCCGCGCCGTATTTTAGAAATTGGATCCCGGACAGGAATATCAATCTGTCAATTGCTCTCAGCTTATGTGGATCATTCGATTATTGAAAATGTAGTTCTTTGTGATTTATTCAATGATGGATTAGGAACTCCTGATTTAATTTTTAATAATTTGAAATATCTAAATATCCCTACGGATAAAGTTCAATTTTTAGTAGGTGATTCTTTAGCACAAATTCCAGCGTATATGCAGAAATTTCCGGATCATAAGTTTGGTTATATCCTTGTAGATGGCAACCATGATAAAGACTATGCTAGGCAGGACCTGTCTAATGCAGTAAAAATTATTGATATTGGTGGATATATATTATTTGATGATATTACTGAAGATGGTTGTTCTTTGCAAGATGTATGGGATCAGTTTAAAGAAGAAAATAAAGTAAATTTTATCTTTGGTGAAAATCATGATGGAAAGGGTATAGGATATGCCCGGAGGTTAATATAAATGGTAATCGAAGCTATAAATGATTTTAGATCTGAAAATGGTAAAGGACGTATTGTTCATTGGAATGAAAGAGAGAATGAATTATGCGTCCTTCATTCTTTATATATGGCTAATAATAATGTATTTGAACATACTCCATTTTATTATTTATTGCACCGCGGAGAGGCAATCGCTGTTTGCGATTATATGTTTAATTTTCGCGACACTATTAGGCATATGATATTTAATATATTCGGTGATTCCCCGAAACATTGTGAATTGCTTATGAATAGTGAACGATTAAGTTATGGTGTTATTGTAGATAAAGGAAAAGTTTATCTTACGATAAGGAGTTATTAATGGAAAAATTATATTATAAGCATACTGTTATTGAACACCCAAAAGATATAGAATATTTTAAACAATATCCGGCGCCATTAATGGAAGTTATGCACTCCAATCATTTTACTAATATTAATGCTACTATCACATTCTTCGGGCCTATGCTTTATTTCTTTTTGCGTGAGATTGGCGCAGAACAAGTATTAGAGATCGGACATGCAGAAGGATATACATCATTCTACTTAGCCAATGCGGTAAAAGATAATGGTGTTAGGTTCGGGATGAAAGATAATAAGTATTATGGTATTGACATTGTGCAAACTGCTAAAGTTCAAGAACAATTACTCAAAAAGGATCTCCCGGTTGATTTAAGAGAGTTAGATTCAATGAAACTTACACCGGAAACATTTAAGGATGTAAAATTTGATGTAATATTCCAAGACGGCTGCCATGATACTGAACATGTTCTTTACGAAATGAAGACTATGTATCCACAACTCAAGCCCGGAGGGTATTGGATATTCCATGATTGTTTCGGGCCTGCGGAAGAAGGATTCCAAGAAGCAATGAAATTAATTAAATCCGGTGTATATAATTTTGAATTTATTCGGTTCTTCACTCCTTACGGTTTAGCAATTATGCGGAAAATGGAAGGTTGGGATGAATCAAAGAGGCATTGGACACCATGAGTAAAACTATTTATACCATAGGAGATAGCCATGCTTGGCATGGGTGGCTACACATACCTAATGTTATAACATTAGAGCGCGGGCCTATGTTAATGCATAGCATAGGTTCAGAAGTCAATAGAATAAATCATGCAAAAGGATTACCAGAAGATGCAATATTGTGTTTCTGTTGGGGAGAGATAGATTGTCGTTGCCATGTTAATAAATACCCTCCTTATCAAAAAACAATAGATACTTTAGTAGAAAATTATATTAAAACAGTTAGCTGCAGCAAAGAAACACATAAAGATATATGGATTTTTAATGTAGTTCCTCCGCCTAGAAGAATTTCTGTTATTGAGAATCCAAGTTTTCCATTTTTAGGTTCAGATGAAGAAAGATTATCTTATGTTAAATATATGAATAAGAAGTTAAGTGAGTCAGAGTTTGTTTTTGTTGATGTATATGATAAATATGCTGATAATGATGGATTCCTTAATATGAGTTTAAGCGATGGGCATGTTCATATCAGAGATACTAGATATTTAATTGAATGGATCAACCAACATAGGGGGTAAAAATGAATCACCATGAAACTATGATTAATCTATTAAAAACTCATTTCGGCGATAAGGAAATAACCGGCATCGAAATAGGTACCGGTGGCGGGGGTTTACCGGCTGGGATAATGTTATTATGTAAAAATGTTAAGCACCTTTTTACCATTGATCCTTATAAGCATAAGGATAATATCGAATTTGAATCAGGCTGGCCGCAAGATAAGTTAGACGCGACTAGAGAAATCGCTATTAAAAGATTAGCAGAATATGGTGAAAAAATAACAATGCTGCACATGGAAAGTAATGTGGCCTTCGAAAAGATAAAAGATATGGTTGATTTTGTTTGGATAGATGGGGATCATACCGAATTACAGGTAATCGATGATTTAAGATTTGAGAAGTTTGTTAAACCCGGTGGTTTTATTGGTGGCCATGATTTTGGACAAGTACCATTATTAACTAATGTGATTAAAGCAATATACGGAGATCGAATTAATACAGGAATGGACTTTACATGGTGGGTATTTATCAACTAAGGAGAATAATATGGAATGTAAAATTTGTGGCGATCCAGTACCTGCAGAAAGTATTAATAAATTAGATTTATGCAAAGTTAAATACAGTTTATGCGGTTGGTGCGAATATTGGGTGTCTAGATTTGTAGAAGGTATGGCCAATCATTCAGTAATAAATATTTCTTGGGGCGCGGGTAAAATTTCTTGGCAAGATGCATATGGACTTCGTGATTTTATTAAAGAAAATAATATTAAAGAAGTATTGGAATTTGGAACTGGTTTATCAACAGAAATATTTGCTATACTAGGATTAAAAATTGTAACTTGTGATACTTTAAAAAATCATTCCCATTTATTTTCTCAATACTTATCGCTAAAGGGAATCGCTGATATTCATTTCTATGATCCTGATCCAACGGCGCCACTCACTGATTTTGCTAAATTATATCCCGGGAAGCAATGGGAGTTTGTTTTTGTTGATGGCGGTCAGGGACGCGACAGGGAAACCGAAGCCGCGCTTAAGTTATCTAGTAAGTGGATATTCTTGCATGATCCGGGATTATCTAAATTCAAATTAGAACTTCCGGGTTTTGAACAAATAAATGGTAGTTTTCTATTTAAGAAAAAGGGGGAATAATGAATAGTCAATATGCATTCGTAGTCTGCGCTGATATTAGGTATTTACCGGAAGTGGTTGCGGAATTAAACAGTCTTGATTATGTTGGTAATAAGCAAGATGTTCATTTCTTTGGTTATAAAATACCGCAATCAGTAATCGATCAGTTTTCAAAATTAAGTTACAAAGTTATTTATCATGAAATTACAGAAGAAGAAATTCAAGATTCACATGGATTAAGTGAAGTCGTTTGTCGCAAGCGATACTGGTATGCTAATGAAATCGGTAAATATTATGATGCTATTTGTGTTTTAGACGCAGATATGATATTCACCCGGGATCCTATCCGTTATTTTGATATTGCGGCCAAAACCGGATTTGTATTATGCGCCGGCAAAGAACAGAATAAAGTTTATGATGATCCGCACCATCAATTTAACGGGCAATGGATGATACCGGAAGGATATTATAATAATGTTGATCTTTGTAATTGTCCTTTATTTGTGGATACTAAGATATGGGGATATGCACTGGGGAGATCGTTCTATATTTTTGTTGAAGGATTTAATGATATGAAAGGAACAAATTTTAAGGCGCCGGATATGGATAGTTTAAACGTATGTCTTATAGAAGCAGGTAGTTCCGACAAGACTATTGTTTTACCTGGTATCGCTTGGTTAGGAACTAACGAACAATTATTAAAACCATATATGCGTGTAATTTTAGATCATGGTGTTACTAAAACTGAGTGTGGTATTCCAATCTTTTCTTACCACGGGCATTGGGGGCATATTAAATGGAGAGAAAATCAATTAGCGAATAGACATCATTGTGCTGCGGGTTATTTAAAAGCAGATAAATCTCCAGAAACAATCGAACACATGGACGCACAAGCTAAAGGATCATTGAATTTACTTTATGAAAGATTTAAACAAATGTTTCACTATAAAATCAATATTCCGCCAGAAAATTATAGGCACCCGGAAAATGATTATAAAGAAGAATACGGTGATTTATGGGATTAAGAAAATTGTCCGGAAGAATTTCTATTTCTTGGATGTTCTTTGGGGTGGATATTCCTAGTAGTCAATTCCAAGTTCTCTATTCTATTATCCTGTTTATTTTCTATGGATCCAATAGGATATTTAATTCCTTTATGATGAACCAATTCTTTCGATTTCAAATACCGGCCAATATGTTTTTCCATTGCCAATCGGTGTTCAAAAACATAACCATGAGCATCTCGAAACGGATGATCCAATTTCTTAATAGACCAATATCCATTACGCAATACGCGACCGCCATCCCAATTAACATTGTTTTTACCTTTACGCGATTCAATAAGACATTCTTTAGAACAAACAGGATGTTTACTTTTTACGTTAAGGCCCTTTTGGCGTTTAAATTCTTTTCTACAAACAAAACATTTGTGTATAATGTATGTAATCATGGATACTATTATAATTAAATATTTATATAATGTCAAGGAGGATTTATGATTAGATTAAAAAGAATGTGGGAGAACGATAATTCAAAGCTTTCTGAATATTTGGATAAATTACCTCCGGCCGAGTTTGAGTATAAGCCAAGAAGGGTATTATTAGTGTTTTGGCATGGCCTCGGAGATTTAATTATGTTCCTTGAGCCTTATTTAGCATTGAAAAAACGATATCCACATGTTATACTCGACTTAGCTGTGCAAAAAGGTTTAGGGTTTGAAGAAGTAACTGCTGATCTCGAAGATACAAATGTAAAGTTTATTGATGGTTCATTCTTTGAGAATTTACCGGAAGATTTATATGACATCATTGCTGATATAGATTTTCCGATGAGTGAGGGCCAAACAGAGTTCACTAAGGGAGAATATTGCTGCATCCATGAGCTCGGGATCCCCCCGGTAGCTGGACATAAGAAGTTAACCCATGGGGTGAATAGATTGATCGGTGTTCATTTTAACATAACTTGCCTGCCTGATTCCTGTAATCCAGATCGCGATACTGCAGAGCGCATCTGGAATGATATACTTGAAGCCGGATTTATTCCTATCGAAACTCATTTTCAGCACGTCTTCCACAACCCAGTAAACGCTAAGTTTGATTTCGTTGATTGCACAGTGCGTCGGGTCCGGCCGCGAGTTTCCACATTGATAGGCCTTTTACAGCAATGCGCGGGCTTTGTAGGCGTAGTAAGTGGGAATTTGCACGTCGCTTTGTCAGTTATGCCGCATGAAAGAATATTCTTTTTGGAGAAAGATTTTAAATTGCTTAGTTTTATTAAGGATGCAGGTCCGATAAAACAGGCAAATTTGCGTAGTTATAATAATGAAGTAAAAGATTGGTTAGCAACATTATAAACTAATTTTTTCTATTTTATTTAAAAATAGCCAATATCATTAAGTTCCAATAATGGTTTTGGCTATTTTTTTTAAACGCAAGGGTGCTTCTTGCAAGTTAAATGAAGGCGGGAAAAGTAGCCCATACTTCAGCCCTAATTAATATGTATAAAAAAATTATAATATTATTAAGTTTATTATTAGTAGGTTGCGATCCGATAGACTATAACTGCGTTGGTATTCAGCAGCACAACGAAGTCTATGATGAGAGTTATATTATGGTTTGTGAGGACGCAAAAGGTAAGAGGACTTATGATGGTATGATTTACGACCAAGAGGCATTAGACAGAGATTATGATACGTTTAAACTTTGGGTGGCGAATGGCTGTCCGTCCAAAATGGAGATAGAGTAATGGCTAAAGATATAATCAAGGATAAAGACAAGCAGATTTATAAAACCACTCTTGGTTCAGATAACGATGAAGTAATAATCGGCGATGATAAATCCGCTTTTTTTAAGCCCCAGATAAAATTTACCAAATGGAATAAAGAAAATTCCCTGACACTCAAAGTTCCTGATACCTTAATTCCCAACGCTACACAGTCTTTAGTCAATGGAAAGTTAGAGTATAAAAATTCTAAAATAGGTTTTTATTTTAATCCCGACCCTGACAATTCCGATAACTTTAAATTCGGTCTTATCCTCTATGAAAAACCCACGACTAACATTTGGAGTTTTCAGTTAGAAGGTTGGGAGGAATTTGATTTTTTTTATCAACCGCCACTTAAAAATGTAAATGCAGATGGTTCTACTTGGGAATATAGTGGGGATGGAATAGACAACAGACCCGCTGCTGTTACTGGTTCCTATGCGACTTATCACAAAACAAAGAAGAACTATGAAATAGGTGGAACTAATTATAAAACAGGAAAATTCGGTCATTATTACAGACCTAAATTTATAGATAGTAATGGAGTCACTGTTTGGGCTAATTTAGATATAAAAGATGGAACAGTAACTATAACTATTCCACAAGAATTTCTTGATAAAGCGACTTATCCTGTAAAGGCCAATGATACTTTTGGATATATTACTGCTGGTGCAAGTTACATAAATAGTTCTTATATAAGAACTAGCATATTTACATTATCAGTAACTGCTAATATTACTGGTTTGTCATATTATATTAGTGAAGGCTCAGCGTCCCAAGATACAGCAGCAGCTATTTATGATGATGACGCAACTGGTAGTGAAGCTGGGACTCTTATGGGTTCAAGTGATGTTATGGCAGGCACTACTGGTCCTGGTTGGCGTAATGCTACTATAACCTTAAATAATCTCTTAGCGGGTAATTGGTGGTTGGCACATTGGCAAGTAAGCGCAAGAGATTGCTACTATGATGCTATTGGTAATGGTGCGAGCTTTGCTGGGACTTTTTCTACTTGGCCTAATCCAGCGGGAACACCTGATACAAATGATACTAAGCAATATTCTATCTACGCCACCTATACAGCGAGTGGAGGTTCTTCCAGCAGCTCTTCATCGAGCCTTTCGTCTTCCAGCTCCAGCTCATCCAGCAGCAGGTCCAGCTCCAGCTCTAGCAGTTTAAGCTCTAGCTCGTCCAGTAGCTCGAGCAGCAGCTCTCGATCTTCCAGCTCGTCCAGTAGCTCGAGCAGCAGTTCGTCTAGTAGCTCCAGTAGTTCTAGATCGTCCAGCAGTTCCAGTAGTTCGAGATCTTCCAGCAGCTCCAGTAGTTCTAGATCGTCCAGCAGTTCCAGTAGTTCGAGATCTTCCAGCAGTTCCAGTAGTTCTATATCTTCTAGTAGTTCCAGTAGTTCATTATCTTCTAGTAGTTCTAGTAGTTCATCTAGTTTAAGTAGTTCCAGTAGTTCTAGCAGTTCTAGTAGTTCTAGCAGTTCGAGTAGTTCTATATCTTCTAGTAGTTCTAGTAGTTCATCAAGTTTAAGTAGTTCTAGTAGTTCTAGCAGTTCGAGTAGTTCTATATCTTCTAGTAGTTCTAGTAGTTCATCAAGTTTAAGTAGTTCTAGTAGTTCCAGCAGTTCGAGTAGCTCTATATCTTCCAGTAGTTCCAGTAGTTCATCTAGTATAAGTAGTTCCAGTAGTTCTAGCAGTTCTTCTAGCTCTAGTAGTTCTAGATCTTCTAGTAGTTCCAGTAGTTCGTTATCTTCTAGTAGTTCCAGCAGTTCATCTAGTTTAAGTAGCTCTAGTAGTTCCAGTAGTTCTAGTAGTTCCAGTAGTTCGTTATCTTCTATTAGTTCCAGCAGTTCATCTAGTTTAAGTAGCTCTAGTAGTTCCAGTAGTTCTAGTAGTTCTAGATCTTCTAGTAGTTCTAGTAGTTCATCTAGTATAAGTAGTTCCAGTAGTTCTAGCAGTTCTTCTAGCTCTAGTAGTTCTAGATCTTCTAGTAGTTCTAGTAGTTCATCTAGTATAAGTAGTTCCAGTAGTTCTAGCAGTTCTTCTAGCTCTAGTAGTTCTAGATCTTCTAGTAGTTCGAGTCTATCAAGTTCTTCTAGTAGTTCTACCGAATCATTTAGTTCAAGTAGTTCATCTAGTTCGAGTAGTTCTATGTCTTCTATTAGTTCTTCTAGTTCAAGCAATTCCAGCAGTTCTAGTAGTTCATTATCTTCTAGTAGTTCTAGTAGTTCATCTAGTTTAAGTAGTTCCAGTAGTTCTAGCAGTTCAAGTAGTTCCAGCAGTTCGAGTAGCTCTATATCTTCCAGCAGTTCCAGTAGTTCATCAAGTTTAAGTAGTTCTAGTAGTTCCAGCAGTTCGAGTAGCTCTATATCTTCCAGCAGTTCCAGTAGTTCATCAAGTTTAAGTAGTTCTAGTAGTTCCAGCAGTTCGAGTAGCTCTATATCTTCCAGTAGTTCCAGTAGTTCATCAAGTTTAAGTAGTTCGAGTAGCTCTAGTAGTTCCAGTAGTTCTAGTAGTTCCAGTAGTTTGTTATCTTCTAGTAGTTCCAGCAGTTCATCTAGTTTAAGTAGCTCTAGTAGTTCCAGTAGTTCTAGTAGCTCAAGTAGATCAAGTAGTTCTTTTGAATCTAGTAGTTCTAGTAGTTCCAGTAGTTCATCTAGTATAAGTAGTTCCAGTAGTTCTAGCAGTTCTGCTTCTTCGCTGCCGGCTAAAGTAAATTTTAAAGATGAAACATATAATTTCAAATTTATAGATGAAACTAATGATTTAAAATTTAAAAATGAAACTGATAATTTTAAGTTCAAGGAGGTATAAATGCCGAATATAGAACATGAGTATTATGTAGGCGATGATGTAACATTCCGAGGATCATTTGAAATTGATGGCGTTGCTCAAACTCCGGATGCTGGTAGCGCTAAAGTTCAAATTTGGAAAGTAGGATCTGCAACCGCTGCTCTTACTGAAACCGCGGCCACAATATCTACAACACAATTAAACTACAAATACAGCCCATTAGTGGTGGGATCATTTTCATTATTTTTTTATGCTACATTTAATTCAGGCGCGGATAAACGTACAGGAGTAATTGAATTCTTAGTTAAAAAGAAAGAGGCCCATTAATGGTAAATGAAAGATCGTTAGAAAACTTAAAATTACCAAAAGTTAAGAAAGAAGGACATGGATATCGGTATTCTTTACCTCAGGAAAAAATAGATGCATTATTTACAAATATGGCTGAAGGCATGTCATTAAAGAAAGCATCTAAGGAGTGCGGAATATGTTTTGCAACCGCGAGAAAGTATTTCCGGGAAGGCGACGCTAAAAGGGGAATTAAACCGTTGCAATGGCGCCTTACGATATTTCAAGATAAAATATGTGAGAAATTCAATATTCTCCTTGAAGAACGAAGAATGGAAATGCTTGAAACTGTAAGATCGACATTAACACATATAAAAGGTAGCATCGAACCTAAAGTATGCAAATGCTGTTCCGGTGAAGGAATGCAAACAGGCAATGATGGTATAAAAATTCAATGCCCGGTATGTAAAGGTGAAGGAAAATTAATCAGCGCATTAATGTCTAAATCTAGTTTAAAGGACCTTGAAAGGTTAATGCGATTAGAATTATTTCTGCTTGGTGGTGTTATGCAAAAAGAACATGAAAAAAAATACTTAAGCGCGGAGGAGATTTCTGGTGGAAATCCTGGTTAAAAATAAAGTTGAGAGAATAGATTGGCGTAAGGAAATAGAAAGACGAGATCCCACTGACGCCAAACAATGGCAAATTAAGGAATACCGCCGTTGTGCAGAAGACAATATATATTGGTTTAATAATTATGTATATACCATAGATACCCGTAGGGATCCCGCGGTTATACCATTTATACTTTTCCCAAAACAAATAGAACTAATAAAGCAGTTGGATAAATTTGAAGATCTATTTGTAGATAAGCCTCATGATTTAGGAATTTCTTGGACTACTATGGGATGGGAACTGCATAAATGTTTATATACTAAAGGTTTTACCGCACTTAATATTTCAAGGAAAGAATCAGAAGTTCAGGACACAGGTAATACATTCCATTCTTTGCATGGCCGATTATTATTTATGTACACAAGGTTACCTGATTTTCTTAAGCCCAGGATTCATAATCCTTTTCTAATATTTAGTGTTCCATCAATGAATTCTGTAATCAAAGGAGAATCAGCTAACCCTAGGGCCGGCCGCGATACGCAATATAAATTTGTATTTATAGATGAAGCAGCTTTTATTGAATGTTTAGATGAAATGTGGAAGGGTGTTCGTAATGCAACAAATACTGTTTTCCTTAATTCAACTCCTCCAACTGAAAGTGTTAATAATAAATTCGCTGAAATAAAGGATCTGCAAAATTCGGGTTTTAAAAAGATGACATTTCATTGGACAGACAATCCACAACATGATGACGCTTGGTTTCAAAAGAAAACAGCATCTATGACAGAGGAAGAAATAGCCCAAGAGGTCCTTGTAGGTTATGATAAGGCCAGAACCAACAGATCATATCCTGAATATGATGACGGAATACATTTATTAGGGCATAAAGTATATTTAAATCCTAAATCAAAATTATATTGCTTCCAGGATTTTGGGCTTGATGGCGAAGTATATTTATTCGCGCAAAAGGATTATGAAGATAGGTTATTCTTTATTTATTACAAAATATTTTTTAATAAATTAACTTCTGAATTGCTTCCAGAATTTAATAAATGTTTAGATGCCATTAAATATACCGGTGAAATAAAAGAAATAGAGTTCATTGGTGATAAATCAGGTAATAAAAGAAACAGATTAACTAAGACAAGCGTGATTGATGATTATAAGAAAGTATTCGGGATTGATATTCATACTAGGGAACTTAGTAATGATGAAAAAATGAAATGCGTAAAAGCATGTCTTAAACGTTATATTGGAGGCCGGCCACAATTTAATATTTCAAATGAACCTACGTGCTTAGAATTTGCTAAATGTATGAAAAATGTATCATTAGATAAAAGCGGAAACGATCATATTGATAATAAATTTACACATGTAGTTAACGCTACGGAATATGGTGTTAATTATTTATTTCCCAAAACAAGAGCTGCGGGTATAGTATTAGGAATAGATCCAGGCCAAGAAATAATAAATTCAAGAGGAAAAGTTGAAAGAACAGTAGAATCTAATATATCCAGAGCCGCTTCTGCTGCTGCAGTTATTGGAAGCAACAGAATAGAAAGAAGGAGTATTATATGAAAAAATCAAAAAGTAATAAAGCAATTAGTATCGAAGAACCATCAGAAAAAATAGGCAGTTTTAATGAAAGAGCAAAAAGATCAATAGAAATAATGCAAAAAGTGGCAGAAGCATATCCAATGATTGGTGGTGCCGGGGGTGAAGATTCTATGTGGCGTTCATTAACTTCCAATAGTGATAGGGATCTTAATCAACTAACACAGCGCAGGATGCAAGATATATCATTTTATTTGTATGATTCAAATCCTATGGCCAAAAGAATTGTGGAAATAATCAGGGATTTCGTGGTTGGCGATGGATTTACATTCACCGCAGAAGATCCTGATGTAAAAGAAGTAATTGAAGAATTTTGGAATGATCCGGATAATAACTTAGATTCTGAAATTGATGTTAATGTGTTAGAGGAGTCTATATTTGGAGAAATATGTTTGCCGGTATGGGTTAATCCGCAGAATGGCCATGTTAAAATTGGATATATTGATCCAAAATGCATTATTAAAGTAGTAAAAGATACTTCTAATCCTAAAATAACTAAATCAGTAATATGGAAAAAACCTTCTGGGACTGTTGAAAGAGAAATGGCGGTTATTAATATTGATAAACAAACCAAATCAAAATCTTATGCAAGGCTTAATGGTGAATGTTTCTATTTTACCATTAATAAAGTAAGTTCAGCTTCACGTGGGCGTTCTGATTTATTAAATTTAGCAGATTGGCTAGATGGATATGATCAATTCTTATTTGCACGTCTTGAACGAGCATTCTTACTTAATAATTTTATTTGGGATATAAAATGTGATGGAATGGGAAAAGAAGAACTAGAGAAATTTGTTTCAACGTTATCAGTTCCTCGCGCCGGATCAATTAGGGCGCATAATGAAAAAATAACATGGAGCGCTGTTTCACCAAAGCTAGAGTCAAATGACGCTAGTGGAGAGGCCAGATTATTCAAAAATCAGATTTTAGGTGGCGCCGGTTATCCTGAACACTGGTTTGCAGAAGGATCAACTACCACTAGGGCTACCGCATTGGAAATGGGTTTACCTACATTAAAGAAATTAAAGGCTAGGCAGCGTAAAACAAAATTTGAATTAGTGCATATAATTAATTTTGTAATTGATCAGGCTATAATACACAAAACATTAAAAGATGATGTAAATAGAAAATTTAGAATAATACCTTCTCCGATTGTGTCCAGGGATAATAAAGGAACAGCTGAAGCAATTAGCGGACTCGTTACAGGATTAACAGAAGCAAAAAATAATGGTTGGATTGATGATAAGAAAGCTAAAGTAGTATTAAATGCTATATTATCACAAATCGGTGTTGATATGGAAACAGAAAATGAAACAGAAAATAAAGAGGAGGTAGTAGATGAGAAATAAAGGATTTTTATTAGCATTGTTAGAAAATTTTTCATTAGATAAAGTAGATATCATGCCAAATGATAAAATAATGGAAGGTGTAAAACCGGCTTTCGGATCCCCGGGGGGGAAGTTTTTTGTTGCCGGAAAATTAATCAACATG